ATAGGCGCATTGTGTTTGGGGACAACTGTCCTCAAATCGTTATTTCTAGCATTAAGAAGTAGTACATTAGCTGCAGCTACTGCTCAGCGTGTATTAAATGTTGTAATGAAGGCAAACCCAGTCGGAATATTAATATCCGTCATAATGACTTTAGTCGGTGTGTTTGCGACTGCATCTGCTGCATCAAATGGGTTTGGTAACACGTTAAGTTCTGTATTTTCAACTATTGTGCATACCGCTGTTTGGGGTGTGAACAAGATTATCGAGGGCCTTAACTGGTTAATTGCAAAACTTAATAGCGTAGGCGATAAAGTTGCAAAATTCTTTGGTACTACATTTACTGCTATTCAACAAGTCGATACAATTAGCGCTGATGATACACAGGCATTTATCAATAAAGCAGAGGATATGGCCTCACAAGTCATGCAAGGTGTAACAGGTGGCGGTGATACTGGTTTCGATGGTGGAGCAGGTGGTGGCGGAGGCGGTTATGATACTGGCTCCGGTGGTACTGGTGGCGGAGGTGGTTCCGGTGGCAGTGGTGCATCTGGAAAGGATCTTGCAAAAGAGGCCAAAGAGGTTCACGAAAAAATCTTGCAATCGTTCTTAGAAATGCAAGGCAATCAAGTCGAATTAATTGAATTGCAATATAAGAAAGAACGAGAAGAACTTGATAAATCTAAAGACGCTAATTCAAATTATCAAGAAGATTTAAAGAACCTTAACGATGTTTATGCGGATAAACGTATCAAGGCTAAGCAAGAGGAATTTACAAAACTTCGAGCTATTGAAACGAGTATTCGAGATATGCAACAAGATTTTGCGTTTAAAACTTCAAGTAAAGATAGTACAGGCAGTGTATCTCCTGCCGTGCAGTTGGCAACAGATTATGCCAACGCCATTGACGAAATCGAGGACCGTTATGCAGAAATGGTCGATAAGTTCATGAAAATGGACAAAATGGAGCAACAACATCATATTGATCTGTTAAAACAACGAGGTGTTGAATTCGAAATGAGTGCTGACGGACAAATTTCCTACGAGAAAATGAAAAACGAGGAGTTGTTAGCGGCACAAGATGAGTATGCTAAAAAGACTTTGCAACAACATATTGAGTTGGCAAACGAGAAATATGCTATTGATGAGGCTATGCGTACTCAAAACTTTGAGGCACTTCAAGCTGCATTAAGTGATGAATATATTGCAGAGCAACAACACTATGACTCAAAAAAACAGCTCCTTGAAGAGTGGAAACAAGCCACAGTAGATGCTCATTGGAATGGACAGCAACTATTATTTGACGCTTTAAATGCTGGTATAGATAGCATGCAGAGTGGCATTTCTGGTCTTATTCAAGGCACTACCACTTTAATGAGTGCTATTCAAAATATTGGTAAAGCTATTTTAAAGACTGTTGCAGATTTTATCGCAAGTTGGATAGCAGCTATGGTTAAAAAAGCCGTATTTGGTAAGATGATACAATCGCAAGAAGCTGCAACTGGTATTGCTACAGCTAATGCTCAATACCCAGCATGGGCTGCCTTAGCTCAACAAGTATCTATGGCAACAGGTGGTGCAAGTGCTATCGCTGGTATGGCTGCATGGAGTGCTAACACGGTAGCTGGTGCAGCTCAAACAGCTACACAAAGCGCGTTCTCCGGTATGTTTAATTCCGGTTCAAGTGGATTTAGTAGCAATCTATCATTACCTAAACTGGCAAGCGGTGGTGTGGCTTATGGTTCCACTTATGCTGAGATTGGCGAAGGTAAATATAAAGAAGCTGTATTGCCTTTGAGTGAAAGTACATACGACGAAATTGGTGGAGGTATAGCTCGTGCCAATGGTGGCGGTGCTGGTAGCATTACGTTTAACGTATCTGCTATGGACGCTCAATCATTTGGAACATGGCTTGAAAACTCCGCAGGACGTTCGCTAAGACAGTTTTTAGTTAACCAAGATAGGGAATTCATAGCAACGGAGGGGACGTGGTAGTATGGCAGATTTAATTAAATTTCCGGATATCAAATCCCTTGCGTGGAAGTCTACGAAGGCTCAAAAGTGGGATACTAAAATAAAGCGTACTGGGAGTGGTCGAGTACGAACCATGACAACGTGGCAGTATCCGCAATATACAATCACTACTGAATTTGCAATATTAACTCCAGAGGAGCATAAGCAAATGATGGGGTTCTATGCAAAAGTAAAAGGTGGTACAGTTCCTTTTCTTTGGTTGGATCCAGAAGATTTTGAGGAAAAGGGTATTCGTTTAGGTACTGGGGCTCAATCTGAATGGCAAGCAGTTCGTTTGTATGGTGATTTTAGGGAACCGGTAGCACATATCGAAAACCTAAAATTATATGCTAATGGGACACCGATAAATGCTGTATCTGATAAGGGCGTAATCAGATTAGCACAAGGGGTAACAGTAGCGCCGACTGCGATTATTACTGCTGACTATACATATTATTGGAAAGTAATGTTCAGCGGTGATTATACGGACGAAATCATTTATAAAGACATATTCAAGTCTAAGTCTTTTAAATTGGTAACAGTGAGGTGAGTAAATGAAGGAAGTCGGACAGATTTTAAGCAATCATTTAAGCACATCTCAATCATTCTTGTCGTGTGATTTATACGAGCTAAAACTAAAAAGCGGTATCAGCTATTACTGGGCCGATACCGATGCAGATGTAAATTATGGGGGCCACACTTATAAAGGTGATGGCCCTATTATTACGCGTGAAAAAATAGCTACGAACAGTACTGTTAGCGTTGATAAATTAAGCGTAACCATTACTGCTAGTCAAAACGACCAAATTGGTGGTGTGCCTGTATTGGAAGTCGCTCATAATGGTGGTTTAGACGGTGCAACGCTTGATCTACGCCGTGCGTTTTTTGACGATGCTGGCAAGGTGATTGAGTGCATAGACCTATTCCATGGAATTTGCGAAGTAACACAGGGCGGTGGCTTTATATTGAAGATTAGTGCAAAGTCAGTTGTACAAAAGCTCAATATCGAATATCCAAACCGAAGATATTACCCTCAATGCCCTTATAGTATTTACTCGAAAGAGTGCGGTGTCGATATTAAGGCTTATCGCAAGAAAGCAAAAGTAACGGCTGTTACTGGTACCAATACCGTGCAAATCGATATACCATTTGAGGACGGCTATTATACAGCAGGTGGAATGGAATGGATAAGCGGACCATTAGCAGGGCAAGCAACGCAAATTATGGATAGTAAAAATAGCACCATTATTTATATGAGTGCTACAAACACATCACCTCGTATTGGTGATGTAGCCTATATCTATCCAGGGTGCGATAAAACACCGACTACTTGTAAGAATAAATTCAATAATTTTAGTCGGAATAGGGCAACACCTTATGTTCCTTTAAAGGAGACGATACGATGAAATTAACAACAGGTGAACGTATAGCAAATGCTGCTTGTGAAGGGCTAGGTACTCCGTATCAAAATAACGCTATGGTGAAAGGCAAAGGGGTAGACTGCTCATATTTATTAGTAGCTGCAGTTGTTGATAGTGGTCTAATGAATATCGCAGATTTCAATATCGAAAACTATTCCAATGAATGGCATTTACATCGTTCGGAAGAAAAGTACCTAAAGTATGTCAAGCAAGTAGCAGACGAGGTGCCTTTTGATGATCTTCGTATCGGTGATTTCTTACTATACCAATATGGCCGATGCATTTCTCATGGTGCCATTTACATTGGTAACAATTTAGTAATTCATGCATTCGTTGATTTGGGCGTTATTCTATCATCGATTGACGATGTATTATTTTATGACGCAAAAGGGAATAGTCGCTTACGTGCGGTTTATAGGTTTAGGAAAGGCGGTAAATAATGGGCTTTTTATTTAATCGCGGTAAAAATACCACTAATCGATCCGATATGATTGCTGATTTTCAAATCAACAGTGCTTCATATGGTGAGGTAGTGCCTGAAGTGTTAGGCACTACACGATTGAGTGGCAATATTATTTACTACGACGATTTCACACCTCATGAACATCGCAGTACGACGAGAACTGGTAAGGGTGGCGGTTCAAAGCATACAGAAATAACCTATACATATACAGTGGCATGTGCTATTGGCTTATGTGAGGGCCCTATCGCCGGTATAGGAAAGGTTTGGCGAGACAAGGAGATATATTCCTATCCAAGCGAAAAAATCGAACTGACGGCATATAATGGCGATTATGGACAAACTCCGTGGCCTTATGTTTTATCCAAGCATCCTGAAAAAGCATTGCCTTATAGTGGCTTGGCATATATGGCTGGGGTGGTTGATCTAGGGGAGCGAGGCAGCCTACCTCAATTTAATTTTGAAATTAGAGGAAAGCTATTAGATACTGGCGACGGTATCGATGTAAACCCTGCCGATTATATTGTGCATGTGTTAAAGTCTATCGGCATTGACGATGTAAGTATAGACGGATTAGAAAATTATCGTGCCTACTGCAAAGCAGCAGATATTCTAATTAGTACCCCTCCGGACAGTAAAAGCTCAAAGGCTCAAAATGTTATTAATGATATAGCTGAAATTACAAATAGTCTTGTCTTTTGGTCTACAGACCGTTTGAAAATTGTACCATTAGCCGATAAGCCTATTGGCGATTGGTCGCCAGCTAATCAAATTCAATATAACTTAACAGCAGATGATCTTATTCCGGCTAGCGACGGACAACTTATTGTGTATAAGCGAAAAGATAGCTCGGAAACATATAATCAGGCAACAGTTGAGTTTATTAATCGTGCCAATAGCTACGAGAAAGAAACGGTATCATTCGAGGTGGTAGCAGACGTGCAAAAGAACGGCCTCAAACCAGCCTCTAAGAAGTCCGCTCATTATCTCTATACTAAGGCTAGGGCTCAATACTACGCTGAACAGCTGGCTATGAAACGGCTATATGCAAAGAATCAATATACATTCCATCTCGATTGGGCATTTTGTAGATTGGAACCAGGCGACCTAGTAACAATCACAGATGAGTTATGCGGATTGCGTGAGCAAATCGTAGTTATAACGTCAGTATCAGAAGCTGCAGATGGACAACTTGAAATTACGGCCGAGGGTAAACCACCAGGCACATATGCGCCAGCTAAGTACAATGTCCATGAGAATGAACGTCCTTTTATTGATTACAATGTACCTGCTCCAAGTGTTAATGACGTGGCTATTATTCAAACGCCAGGTGATGTAGGGGGCAACGAATTATATATCGGTGTAAATTCAGAGCCTAACTGGGGAGGCTGTTCTATATGGTTGTCGGATAATAATGAAAACTATAAACGAATTGGCAATATCTCGCAACAGGCTCGAATGGGTAGGCTTAAAACTAACCTAACACAAGGAAGCAACTCCGCTAATGTAATAATCAATCAAGGTGCATTAAAAGGTGGCAGTCATGTTGACGCTGAAAGAGCCAACACTCTATGCTGGGTTGACGGTGAGTGCCTATCTTATGAAACAGCTCAATTGCAGCTTAATGGCGATTATGCGTTAGGTGGCATTATACGCGGTCAATATGGCACCAATGATACAACGCACAATGCTGGTGCTAGGTTTGTAAGAGTTGACGAGGCGTTATATCACGCTCCGTATCGTAAAGAGGACATCGGAAAGCAAGTATATTTTAAATTTACTTCGTTCAATATGTATGGATCTAACGAACAGGGGCTAGATGAGGTGCAAGCGTACCCATATACAATTACGCCGTACTATATCCCTGAAGTTAGCGATTTAGCATTATTTACTAAGTATTACGAAATTGGCGACAGTGTATTGTCATTCGATGTAGTGGCTGCATTTACTCAACCAACCATTAATACGTTTGATACTGTCGAAGCATGGTATCGTGAAGGTACCAACGAATGGAAGTATGGCGGTAATGGTGATAACCAAATCGTTATTAGTGGCTGTGAATTAGGCCATACGTATGAAGTGCGATTAAGGGTAAAGGACCGCCATGGAAACTACTCACAAGGCATTATCAAATCTGTATTAGTTGAGCTCAAATCAGAAGTGCCTAATACTCCGCAAGGGCTGGGCGTTTCGTTTGGTGATGTTGCCACCTTTAATTGGTTAGAAGTG